ACAAGGCATGGCAGAAAAGGCTAGACAGTATAGACAGTTATAGCACAGTGCAAAGCTTGATTCGCATGGCCAGACAATATGAGATAGAATTTAGGCCAAAACTGGCACCAGAAGGCAAATACAGCAAGAATGATATATATACACTAGCTGTATACGCGCAGCTTAATACGTGTTTGACATGCGTTAATAAGGATGGACCATGTGAGCTGCGGAACTTACTAGCAAAGTTAGGAATAAAGCCCACAGGTGCGAAAGATTGCCCATACGATATTTGGGGAGACATGGAGGCGATTGAGTGACAATCAAACTAGTGATTCCAGAAATACCACCAAGCAACAACAAGTTTATGGGGCGAGGTACCAGATACGTACAGTCAATTCAATACCAAGAGGAAAAGCAAAAATGGGCGTGGCTCATTAGAGCAGCGCTCAAGGACAAGCCTAAGAAACCCTTTGAAAAGGCAGAAGTCAAAATAATCTATTATTTCCCTACAAGACAAAGACGAGATCCAGACAATTATTCAGGTAAATTCATTCTAGATGGGTTAACCCAGGCAGGAATCATTAAGGATGATAGCTTTGGCAATATAGATTTGATACTCAGAGGGAGAGTGGACAGAGATAATCCTAGAACGGAAATATATGTGCAGGAGGTGGAAGAGGCATGACAGAGGAAATAATGAAATATTGCGCAAGAGGAATTATTAGGTATTTAAACGGGGACATAGAGAAATTTCAATATTATGTTAATAAAGCTATGAAGCTTAGTAATTATATCAGCTGTGATTGTGGCAAACCGATGATAAATTGCAAATATAATGAGATACCGGCAAGATTGTGTACAAGCTGTGGAAAGTTGTGGATAAATGGGAATGTAATTCGAAAATGTTTGACTGGGAGGAAAATAGCATAACGGTAATTAATTAGGAGGGGGATTGATGACTAAAAAGGAATGGGAAAACTGCAACACATGTTGGACTTGCAAGCATAGAAAAATTATCAACGGCAGAATATTTTGCTGGTACGATAATAGCCCAACAGTGTTAACGAACAAGGATATAGTTAACAGCCCCGATTGTTTGCACAGGGAAAAAGAAGAATGGAGGGGTTAGGTATTGAGCAGTTTAAATAGAAAAATTTATAGGGCAATTGAAAAGGTCTTATATCATTATTTTGACATAAAACATAAGTTGGCCGAGAAAGAAGAAGAAATAATGAATGCTCGAGGAAACGAACTGAAAGTTAGTGTGCGCAACAATGGCCATTATTCAGATCCTACAGCTATAACTGCTATTAAGCTATGCGATGAAGAGCTTGAGACAATGCGTAAGTGGATACAGATAATAGATATTGCAAAAAATAGATACGAAAATACTGATAAAGGCAAATTACTTGAAATGCGATACTTTGAGGAATTGGCGCCGAATGATATATGTGAAAGACTTTATATTGAACGTAGGACTTTTTATTACTGGAAGGATGAAATTGTGATATATGTCTCAAACTTGGCCGCAAAGTATGGACTATATGATCCTGTTGCGAATACTATTAAAATACCTGATATATTTTAATCAAAAATGCAGCACAATTTTAGTTTGTAATTATGGTACAATGATAGTGTAGAATTGTATATGCTACAGCCCGGTTGTTTAGCCGGGTTGTTTTAATTTGTGGTGGCCTGACACGGGCGGGTAAGTACATCTCAATGGACCAGCCAGGGGCGGGGGATGAATGCAAGAGCCTTAACAGGCTCTTTTCATGTTTTTGAGGTGATAACATGCAACGTCCTTTGCGGCCATGTGCAGCTCCAATGTGTCCGAATCTTACAAGAGAAAAGTATTGTGAGCAACATGCGTATAAAGCAAAGCAAGAGGAAGCGGAGCGGCAGCGATTTTATGATGAACATATACGCGATAAGCGAACTACGGAATTCTATCATAGCCAAGAATGGTTGGCTATAAGACAGCGTGCATTGGTAAGAGACAATTATTTATGCCAGCACTGTTTAAAAGAAAAACGGATTAGGCAAGCAGATACGGTTCACCATATTGTGCCAGTGAAGGTGGACTGGTCAAAGAGACTGGATTTATCAAACTTGGTATCGCTGTGCCATGAGTGTCATGCCAAAGCACATAACAGTGTGTAGGGGAGGGTCAAAAATTTTCGTACGGCCTCTTATGACCGGCGGCCGGCTCATTTGCGCGAAAAAGTCCCCGATGAAAAATGAAGGGGAGGTGAGCAAATGCCAACAAACGTTGTATCGATTGAAAATATGCAGGTAGGGAAGAAGGGTGGTGGTAAACATTGGACCAAGGCCGAGGTTGAACGTCGGCGTCAAGCTGTCGAAGGACTGAAGCGAAAAAAGGCGAAGCCACCCAAGCCGCCTGAGTATATAAAGAATGACCCGGAAGCCTTTGCGATATGGAAGCGAATAATCAAGGACACGAAAGACCTGGATCTGCTGGATTCCTTGGACGCTGATACTCTAGCGACCTATTGCGCTTTAGAGGTCTCGAAAAAGAAGGCGCTTACCAAGGGAAACCTAAAGGCGTTTGAAAGCCTAGCCAAGACAGCGTTGCAGTATGCGAAAAGCCTTGGGCTGACGCCGGAGGCCAGGGCAAGGCTAGCCAAGAAGCGCGCCGACGCTGTCGAAGGTGACCCAAATGCAGATTTGTTCGAATGATTTGGACAAACTGCATCCGACAACGAGATATGCGGTTGAGGTGGTCTCCGGTCTTAAGCCGGCATGCAAACGCGAATGGCAGGCTTGTGAAAGGCACCTTAAAGACCTGCAACGCCAGGGCACCGATGATTTCCCTTATGTGTTCGATGAATCCCGGGCAAATCGAATTTTCGATTGGTTTTCTCGGTGCTGTCGACATGTACGCGGGCCGTATGCGGGCCAGCCTATCGAATTAGATCCATTCCAGAAGTTTGACCTTGGTTGCATCTTTGGTTGGGTCCACAAGGATACGGGCCAGCGGCGGTTTAAGAAGGCTTTTATCGAAGTAGCGCGTGGCAATGCAAAGTCCACCATCATGTCGGGCATTGCCCTTTATGGCATGTGTAGCGATTGCGTTTATCCTCCAGGAAGGCCGGACCTAAAAGTGTATGAAGAACACCCCGAGGTCGAATGTGCCGCCGTTGACCGAGAGCAGGCAAAGCGTGTTTGGGGCGACGCGAAGGCGATGGGTGAGAAAAGTCCGGATATAGCGAAGCGCCTCCGCATAAGAAGGACCTACATCGAACACAAGACCAGAGGTGGTTGGTTAAGACCGCTGTCGAAGGACACGAAAAACAAGGACAGTGGGGCCCCGTGCATCGTTATCATCGATGAGTACCACGCTCATCCGACCAGCGAAATTCACGACGTCCTTTATTCCGGTTTTGGTAAACGCCTGCAATCGCTAATGGTTATCATCACTACTGCGGGAAAGGATGCCGAAAACAGCCCGGCCAAGAAGGAATACGACTTATGTTGCAAAATCCTTGATGGCGAAGTTGTTGACGAACACTACTTTGTGATGATTCGTGAACTGGACAAAGACGATAACCCGCATGATGAATCGGTGTGGGTCAAGGCGAATCCGATTTTGCAGGAAGACAATGAATATTCTCGGATTTTGCTTGAACAAATTAGGGACGAGCACAATAAAGCCTATGGTAGCGGAGACCCGGCCAAAATCCGGGAATTTTTAATAAAACGCTGTAACTTGTGGCAAGTAGACAGCGAAAACAAATATATGTCTGGTTATATGGACAAATGGAAGGCCCTAGCGATACCCAGGGCTGAATTTATGGAGTTGATTCGAGGCCGCAAGTGTTGGGTTGGTGTGGACTTATCTAAGCGCATTGATCTGACCGCTGCGGCTTTTGTTGTGCCATTGGAAGATGGGAGATTTGCGGTTTGTGCTCATGGATTCATACCAGAGAACACGGCCATAAAACATGAACACACTGACCGGGTGCCGTACAAATTTTGGGCGAAAGAAGGCTGGTGTACGTTAACGCCGGGCGATGTAACCGATGACAATTACATCAAGACGCACATACACGACATAGAGTTCGACCTAAACTTGCAAATACAGGAGGTATGCTTTGATCCTTACGGCGCCAGACAGTTTGCGAACGACATGGCGGCTGAAGGTTATGCCTGCATCGAGATTCCTCAACGGATTCCGATTCTGTCGGAGCCGACAAAGAAGTTTCGGGAACTGGTTATACAGGGTAAAATCGTTCACGATGGAAGCCCGTTATTAACATGGTGCGTATCAAACGCTGTGGAAATTGTGGATTCCAACCAGAACATAAAACTGTCCAAAAAGCACAAGGACGATAGTCAGCGTATAGATTTGCTGTCGGCAACGATAAACGCTTTCGTGCGGGCAATGGTGCATGAGGTGAAATTTGACCCCAACAAGTATGCGGACGAGGTCATCCTTGATAAGCTCTGGGGGTAAAGGGGGTGAAAATATTTGGCGTTTAAACTGTTTAACTGGTTTGCTCGGCGGTCCAGGATAAAAAATATGGCCGCAGAGTTTGGTATTAATGATGCAGAATTGCTTCAATTTCTAGGCATAGATCCGGATGAAATAAATGTTCGAGGTACGAACGCGCTGAAAGAAGCTACGGTTTATGCGTGTATCAAGATATTGAGTGAAGCCGTTGCGAAACTGCCGCTGAAGGTTTACCGGGAAACTGAGCGTGGGATTGAGAAGGCAACGGATCATCCGCTGTATCCACTCTTGAAGAATCGGCCAAACCCTTATATGACGGCATCGGATATGTTTCATGCAGTAGAAGCGCAGCGCAATATCCATGGTAATGCTTACATTGTCCCCGAAATAATACAATCTGGCCCAGACCGCGGTAAAATTCGCTGGTTATGGCCGGTGGACGCCAAGGCTGTAGAGATATGGGTGGACAACCGCGGCTTGTTTAATCAGCGCAACCAGGTTTGGTATATTGTCCGTGTTGGAGGACAGGAAATCCGGCTGGCACCGGACGAGATTGTACATCTAAAAGCTATGACTTTGGATGGCATTGTTGGCGTCAGCCCGCTGCAATATTTGCGTTGGCTTATTGAGGCCGGGGTCAGCGGGACAAAGCATATACGCGATTTCTTTAAGCAGGGGCTGATGGTAAAAGGTATAGTACATTATACCGGAGACCTGAATTCAGAGGCGGAAGAACGGTTCCGCAAACGCTTTGAGCAGATGGCTGCCGGGCTTAAAAACGCTCACCGTGTGGCGCTGCTGCCCATTGGATACACGTTTCAACCCCTGGAGCTGTCCATGACAGATGCTCAATTCCTGGAAACAGCGCAGCTCACCATTCGACAGATTGCCAATGCTTTTGGTGTGAAGATGCACCAGCTGAATGATCTGTCCCGGGCCACACATACCAACATCGAGGAGCAGCAAAAGCAATTTTATGCAGACACGTTACAGGCGATTTTGACGCAGTATGAGCAGGAACTAACTTACAAACTGTTCACCCCATCGGAGATTGAACAGGGCTACTACGTCAAATTCAATGTGGATAGTATTGTGCGAAGCGATATCAAGACTCGTTACGAAGCATACCGGACTGGCATTCAAGGTGGCTTCCTCACGCCGAACGAAGTTCGGGCGTGGGAAGAACTGCCAGCTGAGCCGGGCGGCGATACATTGCTTGTTAACGGCGCAATGGTACCGTTGTCTCAAGTTTTGAAAGGAGGTGACAAAACTGAAGCGGAGGAATAATCGCAAATTCTGGCAGTTTCGAGCCGCCGCGGAACCTGGAGTGGGCGAGCTCCTACTATATGGCGAGATTGCTGACACTACTTGGTGGGGCGATGAGGTCACACCAAAGCAGTTTTGGGAGGACCTCCAGGGATTGGGAGACATCTCAGAACTCCGGATATACATTAACAGCCCCGGCGGTGACGTATTCGCTGGACAGGCCATTCACAGTATGCTTCGGCGCCACAGTGCCACGAAACTGGTCTACGTTGACGGATTAGCAGCCTCTGCGGCGTCCCTGGTAGCGATGGCTGGCGACCGAGTCATTATGCCCAAGAACGCCATGATGATGATTCACAATCCGTGGACCATCGCATGGGGCGACGCCAATGAATTTAGGAAAATTGCCGACGAGCTGGACAAAATCAGAGAATCTTTGGTTGTCGTCTATCAAGATAAATCCGGTCTAGAACGGGACCGGATAATCGAGATGCTGGACGCTGAAACATGGATGACTGCCGAGGAAGCTGTCGAACTCGGGTTCGCCGATGAAATCGAGGAAGCAAAGCAGGTGGCGGCCTCGGTTGCAGGTCCAGACCGTCTGATAATCAACGGCGTTACTGTGGACCTGTCGCAGTATAGGCACCCGCCCAAGATAATTCCGGTTGCGACAATTTCTGCTCCGGATACACGGTTGGAAAGCGGAGAAAACGAAAAGAAGCTAAAACTTATGGAACTTGAACTGGAGTTACTTACAGGTAACTTCTTAAAAAATATCTAAGGAGGCGATATAAACTATGAAGCGTGAAATGAGAGACCTTCAGGCTAAACTTGCAAAAGCTGAGCAGGAGGCGCGTATGGCAATCTATGAGGGCAGGACAGAAGATGCTGAAAAGGCAATGGAGGAAGTTAGGGCAATCAGGAAGCAGATAGCAATGCTGGAGGAATTGGAGGCAGAAGAACGCAGAGAAATGGAGAAACTTCCTGAACATAAGGACCGCGCTGAATTGGAGAAGGAATATAAGACAGCTTTCCTGAAAGCAATTCGCCGGAGGCCGCTGTCGGCTGATGAGATTTCCGTCATATCCGAATATAAAAAGCAGGTACTTGCGGCCATGCACGAAGGCGGCGTGATTGGGGATACCGATGGCGATAGCTCCCTGCTAGTGCCGCAGGACATTCAGACCAGGATAAATACCATCATGCGGAGCCTGCCTGACTTATCGCAATATGTACGCATGGAGACCGTTAGCACTCTCAGCGGAAGCCGCGTCCTCGAAAAAGACGAGACTATGACCCCGCTGGCGCTGGTGGATGAATACGCACAGATACAGGAAATGGACAATCCCAAGTTTGTGCCCATTACCTATCAGCTTAAAAAACGTGCTGGCTTCCTGCCCCTCACAGATGAGCTGCTCAGGGACAGCGACCAAAACATCATCAACTACGTCACCGACTGGATAGCCAGGAAAGTTGTTGTCACCAGAAACAGTCTGATTTCTGCGCTGTTGAACGGGCTCACAGTTACGACCCTGGCTGACCTGAAGGCCGTAAAACGTGTGCTCAACGTTGACCTTGACCCGGCTATAAGCAATAGTGCCGTCATAATAACCAATCAGGATGGTTTCAACTGGCTGGACACTCAGACCGACCAGCAAGGGCGCTTCCTGTTACAGGACGACATTACCAGACCTGGACAGAAAATGCTGTTTGGTCGTCCGGTTATAGTCGTGTCTAACCGCTACCTGCCGTCCAGAGAGGACACCGGACAGGGTAAGACTTTCGCGCCCATCTATATCGGCAACGGCCAGCAGTTTGCAGTATTGTTCACCAGAGGCACTTACGAGCTTGCTTCTACCCGTGAGGGCGGCGAAGCATGGAGGCGTGACAGCACCGAGCTGCGCGTCATCACCCGCGATGACCTGAAGACCTGGGACAGCGCGGCAATGGTGAAGGGTGAACTCGACGTAACGGTGGCGGTGTAGTATGGTTAAACTCCGTGTAATACGTGGGTTTTATGACCTTGAGTCTCGCCGGTATCGTCCTACCGGCGAGACTTTCGAGGCCAAAGATGACAGAGCGAACGAAATTCTCGCGGCTGGAGTTGCCGAAGTAATTGAAGTCTTGGCGGCCCCTACCGAAGAAACCGCTGCTAAAGCGACCGAACAGCCTAAGAATAAGCGCAAGAAAGGGTGATGTTTATGCTCACCCTGAGTGAAGTTAAGGATTGGCTCAGACTGGAACAGAGTGATACTGTAGAGGATGTTTTGCTCCAGTCTCTTATTTATGCAGCAGAAGAATATGTCCGCAATGCAGTACCATCTGGTATGGGGCTCGATTCTAATC